TATGAAAGAAATTATGAGATTTTATAAATCATTAGAATCTCAAGAATCATCTAAAGCATTAGGTATTGCACCTATGAGACTAGAATCTGGAATTTATTCGCATGATACTGGGAAATATAAACCTATAGTATGGTCCGATGGTACATATCCTCAAATAATACCAAATAGTAGAAATTATTGGTCAAGCAAATATCCAAAAGAAATGTCATTGTTAGGGAACTTAAATATTGCAAAAACGGTTGGAACTGAACCACCTTGCGAAAGAAAAACATGGCATATAGACGGACCAGATTCTATAATTATTCCAGATTCAATAAGTTTACCAAATGATGATTATATATTTTATAAATATGATAATAATGCAACGACTATAAATAAAGGTTTAATTATACCAGGAACTAATAATTTAATAAATCCTGGAACTTTAACATTTTCTAATATAGATAATATTGGAAAAGATTCTTTATTACAATGGTTAAAAACTTTTGATTTATCTGGATCGCCAACTAAAGTTGGTGAAATACAAATTGATATAGAAGGAAAATTGAATGGAAATTGGGAAATTGCAACATCATTAAATTATGATATATCAAATATAACATTCAATTTCGATAATATTGTATTAAACGTTACCAGTAATCCACAGAATCCAATAGAAGAAGATAATTTAGGTGCTGGGTATTCAAATACACAATTTTATTCTTTTGATAATATACAAACAAGATATTCTATATCTATTAGTAATTTAATACCGGGTGATACACTTCCGGCGTACGATCCATCTAATGTAGTACCAAGAACATATACACCGCTTACAGAAGACTTTGTAGTAGAACTAGAAGGATTTACTTATGTAAATTTAGACAAAGAAAAAGAAGTTTCAATATATTTAAAAGTTTTACCAGAACATAATGACCATGGTTCTCTTGGTATTAATCCAACAGATTCACCATATTTACAACCATGGTATTCTACAGTTGGTGGAAATTCAAATGTACAAGTAGGTATATCTACATCTCCAATATGGCCATGGGCACCACTTTCAGTAGATCGTAGAACTAAATATACTGAGCAACTTTCATTAAAATATGAGCCATTTCTTCCATTAGATCCTTATTGGGAAAATCAATTAAATTTACAATTCGATATTAGAAGAAATTTAAGGTATCCAGACCAAGACATTCATTGGTATATTATGATAGAAGAAGGTTGGGTTTCTGCAGAAAAAGTTTGTGAAGATTGTAATTGTTAAAACTTTTTACTTATTTAGTAATATAATTTAATATGAAAATAAATTTATTAATAGACTCAAATAATTTTTTAAATAAAGTATTATTTGGATTACAAAAATATTCAGATCGTAAAAGAAGCATTCCTGGATATATTGCACCTAAATTTTCACAAACTGAACATATTCCAAATGACGAAGTGGAAGATTTATTTTTTGAAAAAATAGGTATTGATTTTAATTATTTATTAAAAGATGTACCAACACCTGATAATATATTTTTCTTAAAAGATGCAAAATCTTGGAGAAAAAAAGTTCTTATCAATGGTGAAATGTCATACAAGTCAAGTCGTAAAAAGAAATTACAAGAAAAAAATATAGATTGGAATCGATTTGATAATGCTTTAAATAAATTTTTAGAAGAAAATTCTGGTATAATTCCAATAAAAATAGATGGACTAGAAGCCGATGATTTAGTATATTTATTGAACGAACAACTTATTGAAGAAAATCCAAATTGTCTTAATATAATAATGTCAACTGATGGTGACTTCAATCAATTGTTAGGATATAATACAATAATTTATAATTATTTGCATACAAATCCTAGATTTTTAATTTCTTCAAAATATGAATTATTAGAATATAAAAATATGGCTAGAGGTTCTTTATTTGAAAATAAATCAAAAAATCCATTTGATATGAGTAATACTAATTTTACTGGAAAACTTATGGATTCTAAAGATATTTTTGAATCCATACAAAATAATTTTTCAATAGAATCAGAAGACCCAGAATTATCAATATTTACAAAAGTATTATATGGTGACCCTAAAGATGATGTGCCTAACATATACTATTGGGAACATACTAATTCTAAAGGAGATTTAGTGACTATAAAGGTAACACCCAAATTTTATAATAAAATTATAGAATATTATAAGTCACATGATATTTCAATTTCTATGGATAATTTTTTAACAAAAGAGAATGCAAAACTTCTTAAAATTCTTATAGAAACATATACTAAAAAAGAAGTAGATTTAAAATTATTAGCAACAAATCTTAAAAGAAATAGATTATTATTATACCTTTCAAAAAATACAATTCCTGAAAAATTAGTAGAAAAATTTTCAAATGAATTTGAAAGTTTTAAAGATAAGCTGAATCTATCCTAAGTGTAAAGTCTCCGGATTTTACACTTGGTGTGAAATATAATTCAACTTGTGAATTATTAATTGCTTTCCAAGGCACCATAACCTTCACGTATTGATTTGAAATGTTTTCATATACATTTACATCAATAAATTTAGAATTTAAGCTATGTGTGATTGTAAATACATTAGATACTAATAAAGAGTTTGCATTTAATTTTTCTGCAACATATGTTTTTATTTTATATCTATCACGTATTTGAAGTTTATTAGAAGGATCTAATTCTATAGTATCATCGTCTACTGCAGGAATTGTTGCATTAAATAGATCAGTAGAACCTTTTCTTCCTATATACTGATATACCGTAACTGCTGGTAAATTTTTATAATTATCTATACCTGGCGGAAATGTATCTAAAAATGTTAAAATACCATTAATTGGATCAAATATCCAATTATATAAACCATACGGTATTTTAACAGTATAATTTCCAGAAGCATCTTTTTTCCATAATTCCCATTGGTATGTACCGTCGCCGTATTCAGATTGTATAATATCACCAAAACTAGAATTATAATAAAATGACTTATTATTTTTAGAAGTTGTTACAGATTTTAATTGAATTTTATGATATTTTTTAATAACAGAATTAGTACTAGGATGCACTGCACCATCTGCGTATGTATTATGATTTATAAGAGGATTTGATGTTGGTATTTCATCAACCCATACATCTGTAAATTTAATGGGTTGTCTTCCAGTATATGGTTCTTCATCAGTAGATAAACCTGATGCAGTATACGATTTACCCGCAATTATTCTATTATAAAGTATTGAAGTTTTTTGTGAATCTGATATTGGCATAATTTATATTTAATTATTAACTTATATATTTGAATTAACAAATCTTTACTGCATAAGTTTTAACATTATATCAATACATGCTTGTGCGTCTTTTTCACAGTATTCAGAAATTTCAGATATATCACATTTCCTTTTATAGTAATATTCATAAATATCCGCACCTGAAATTTTATCTTTTGGACTATCTATTCCTAATGATATACAACATTCATCTAGTGTTTCAGCCAGCATATATGAACCCATACACCACCAATCTTTCATATCCAATATGAATTTTAAATCCCATGGTTTAGCATCACGAATTTGAAATATTTTAGGTATTTTATTATATGATATACCATTAATTATAGATCTTTTTAATATAAAAGGAATGTCAAATGCTTTAATATTATAACCTGTAACATAATGATAATTTCTATCTATTAATTCTTTAATAGTTTTAAGAAACTTAATTAATAATACACGCTCATCTGAATCTACAAAAGATTTAACATACGGTGAATTACTATGTGATTCACCGTATGTTGAAATAGATATGCATATTATTTTTGAAAAAAGAGCAACTTTAGATGCTTCCTTTTCCCAACAACACTGATAAAATTCGTCGGTATATTCAGTATCACATTCTCCAAGATGATGTTTATATCTTATATGACATCTGTCCTTCCAAAGTTCTAATTCTTTTTCCGGCAATTCATTGTAATACTCAAGTTTTGCGACAGTTTCTATATCAAATGAAATTGCATTAATCATTTTTATTTCTCATTGATTCTAATTTTAATTTTAACTCAGATAATGACATTTTACCTTTATCTATGTCATCTTCAAATTGTAAAAATTCATACATCAATATTTCATTATCAATTTTAAATTGATTTCGAGTTGGAATGTTATTTATTTTATTCGTTAAAATATTTAAACTATCTTTAAAACTTTGCAATTTTTCATTATTTGTTTTTGTTATATTTTGAATAGCGCTTCTATTGCTACATGTATTTATTGCAAATAATAAAGATAAAAATATAATAATTATTAAATAATTATCTTCCAAGAATTTTTTTATTTTATTCAATTTAACCTTCTCCTTTTTAATTCATTGACAAATGATTTTTTAATATTAACTAAATGTTCTTCAAAGGTGTCTTCTAAAGTTGCACCAATTTCAGTAGTTTTTAAATATTCATAACTGTGTTTTATATTTTCAATAATTTCATCACCTGGTATTTCATCTAATTCTATTTGTTTTAGAATCATATAAAATTCTGACATATCTAAGCTACTAACATACGTTAATTTATCAAAACTTCCATTATTTGTGAACATATTTATAATTTTATTTTTTTTCTGATTCGTCGTTCCAAGCATTTAATACTATTCTATATTTTTCTTGAAGACTTTTTAATGCTCTAACATCTTCTTCATATAAGAAATATGTATTATTAAAAGGTTTAACAATTGTTTTTCTTCTTTTAACGTCCTTTGCACCAGTACCACTAGTTTTAAGAACTAATGAAATAAATGCTTCAAGCGTTGCATATTCTAATAATACATCATCTTCTGGGTTTTCCATTACATTTTTCAGAGCAGCGCTAATATTATCATACAATGCCTCTACTGTAAAAAATTCATATCCAGTCCATTGCAATTCTTTATATATAAAATCACTTAGTAATTTAAAGTATTTTACTTTATCTTTAACATCATTGTCAAATTGTAAAATATATTTTTTTCTTGCAAGTTCTTCTCTAAAATTTTCAATTTCAATAGAAATTTCATTTAGTGTGTTTTCCCATTCCTCTTTAGATTTAAAATCTAAATTATCTAATATATTTCCTTGCGTATTTGGAATATCTTGTATATCTACATCTTCCGGATTCATTGAAATAACTGTCGCTTCTGACATTATATTCTCCTATATTTATTTATTTATTAAAAACATTTGTGTCGAGTATGCTTGTATTTTATATTTTGAATATAAATATTCAAATCTATCTTTTACAAATATATTATATTTTATTATAAAATCATCATTCATCCAATTTTTAATAGTATATCTTTTAAATGATAATACTAATTTCCAGATTTTAGGAACTTCAGATAAATAACGTTTTATATCTTTACCAAATAATTCTTCAAAATTATCTTGTGTGTCATATCTGCCTTTTTCAATTTCTATTGCAAAGTATTCATCATAATAAACGTCAATATCAATATTTTGCAATATAAATATTACACTTAAAATATACTTTTTAAATTTAATAGCCATATATAATTTAATAGAAATTATAATTAAAATAGATATGAATATTATTAAAATACAATACATATTTTATTTTTTAATTTGTGTTACCATTGCATAACCTGATCCAAAAAATTTTATACCATTTTCATTGATTTCAAATTTATAATTTACATCAATTTCATCTTCTGATATAAAAAATGGTTCAGTATTATTTTTATTAGAAATAATTTGAATATATTTTGTACCAACTTTTAAAGAACCGTTTCTGTCTAAAATAGATTCACATTCTTCTAATAACAAATTTCCATCAAATTGTGGAAATATTTTAGTATTGATATTTGCATAATATGCGTGTTTGCCTAATTTTCTAAAATTTTCTTTATTAATAAATTTTAGATTTCCACCAAATGACTCATACATTTTTTTATGTAAATCTAATGTATATATAAATTTATGGTCATCATTTATTTGGTTTAAATAAAATTGTGTATTATTTGACATATAACATATCCTTTATAAAATTAAACATGCCCCATTATGACATGGTATATAAAAAAATTCTTTAAATTTTTCGTTTAGAAAATAATTGTTAATTAATAATTTAACAGTATTTTCATTTTTATCATAATTTGAAATATAAATGTAGCCCGAATCTTTTCTATATTTTAAAGCATTTTCAATATCATCAGATTTTATAGTATTACCATTTATAAATACTAAATCAAAATTTTCAGAATATGTATTATCTATTTTTACACTATGGTCCATTCCTAAATTATCAATACCATTTTTAATAATTTTAATTTGATAATCATACAATTTATCGTAATTAGATAATATTATTTCATTTTTACGATACTTAAATAATTGTCTACCAATATTAAACAATGTAGAAAAATTATATTCATTATTAATATCAGTATTTGGAATTTTTAAAATATCAATATCTTTTAAAACATCAGAATCATTTTCATCGACATCTATCCATCTTGTCCATTTTAATTCTATGATTTTATTTGGAATTTTATATATAAACGAATTATAATTTTTATATATCGGAAGTATTTCACCAATACTTATAGGTAAATTTTTATTTGTTTGTAAATTTTTCCATCTATTTATAATATTCAAATCTTTATAATACCAATCACTTTTAAATTGAATATCTTTTAAAAAATAATAACTATAATGTATAAATCTTTGATGTACATTAATTGTTTTACCATTGCCTCCTTCTAAGATTGGAGGTGCGTGCCTTTTATATGATTGGCCTTTCCAATTCCAAAGTCTAATACATGTGTTACCACCCCAATTTGGACCATATGCTATAAGATTATGCCCCATCATATGATGAAACATTATATCGACGCTATCTGCACATTCTGCGACCATTTCATATTCAATTTCATCCATTTTCCATTTAGTCCATTGTTCATCAGAGTCAATTTCCCACAAAAAACATTCTTTAGTAATTTCTTTAGTTTTTTCAACTGCAGCATTTATCATTTCATCTTTGCCTGACCAAAATCCATCACAAGTTATAACATGTAAATTTTCATACTTAGTTTTCATATCTTGTAAATATTCAAAAGTACCATCAATTGATCTACCATTATTTTGAAAAGATTCAGGTATTTTACCTGACCAACTTGCACTTCCTTTAGTAGCATCAACTGCGCCTTCCACAATAATTAAATGATCTAATACATCTTCTAATAAATATTTAGTGTAATCTTTATGTTCTAAATGATGTAAACCATTTAAAACTATCATATATCCTATTCTTAATTTTGAAAATTGACCTTTCATAATATATTATATTCATTTAAATTTATATGTAATTATACATTGTAAAAAAATAAAAGTTCTTATAATTGTATAAAATAAATGATTGGAATTAAAATTATAGAAAATGATGTTATAAATATTGATATAACTTGAAGCATAAAATTGTTTCTCCATTTTTTATTTAATATACCAAATGCAGTCCACCATAACCATTCCATACGTCTAATTTCATGTGAAAAATACCATTCTCTTTCATCGTCATTCAATACATAATAATAATGGTCGCATACACCAAACCACCATGCTAAAATATACAATATTGATATACTAGGAAAAAAAGTCCAAATATATGCTGCAATACACCACTGTACTATAGTTTGAATAATTCTATAAATTATAAGTATTGATTTTTTTAAATTATATTTTTTTCTTACAATTTCAGAATAACCAATAACATCAAACCAAGAAAATCCCAAAATTGCAATACTATATAAAATATACATATGAAATATTTGTACAATATTAGAATTATATAATTCAAAATTTCCTAATTTATAACCTATAAAAATATGTGTTATTATCAACACTAAAAAAATTATCTTAAAATATTTAAGCATTTTTATCCTCACGAAATCTAATAAAAACTGGATGTCTTGGAAGGTCTTTAGCACCTACGTCCATACCTTTATATTCAATATATTTATCAATATATGACTCTTTATTAAGCCAAACTTCTTTTCTTTCATCATGCGTAAGTGAAGATAAAGAAACTTTCAATTCTTTACCATCATATAGTACTGTAAAATCTTTAGCCATATCTGAAAGTTCCCTATCATCTTTTTTAATGGAAGTTTTTGAATACCCAAATTCATCTTTTTCTTTAATAACACCTTCTTTTACTGTAGTACCTTGTGATACTGAAATAATTTTAGCATCATATGTTCTATAAGGTTTTACTTTGTATATTATATCTTCTTTTTCAGTAGCTCTACCATTTTTATATTTACCATTAAAACTTCTTAACATCAAACCTTCCATTCCATTTTTAACTGCATAATCAAATAAAGAATAAACGTTTTTATGGTCTTTAACTATTTTATGTTCTACAAAATTTGTAATATCTTTAAATTCAAGATGAACTGCATACGCATCTTGTAAACGATCTTTAAAAGGTTTTAAAAAATTATTTTCTATTACAGTATCAAAGATATGAAATTTCATAGAATCTGGTATATGTAAAACTTTACCTAGCTTTTTAATAGTTTTAGGGTCTTCAAAATCTTGTGTCATTGTATATGTTATAATTTCTTGAAAAGTCAATGTATCGTCGTAAATTTCACCGTCTACTATTATATTATTTATTTTTGTGTATTCTATCAAAGATTTAAATTTTTCACGAAGCTGTTTATTTTGAATATCTTTAAAAGATCTAGATACAAATCTACCGGATGTAAAAATGCCTCTAACTCCATCTATTTTAAAACTTGCAAGTTTTGGATATACTAAATTTTTTAATTCAGGTTGAGTATTAGGTGCAAGTAATGGTTTAAAAACTGACATAAATGTTCCTAAAGTTTATATATAAAATTATAGTTCAATTTTTTCAAAAAGTTTTATAAATAAAAAATTCTAGCATAAATTAATATGCTAGAATTTTTAATAATATTGAATATTTAATATCTTTAATAAATATTTAAAATATAATTGGCAACATGCTGTAGCGTCATACAATTTATAATTTTTTTATTGTGTATAACAGTATATCCACCTAATTCAGGGTTTGTACGAACAATACATTTACCAAATCGAGTAGGTCTTTCACTAAGACCAGTATCTTTAAGAATATTTGCAAATCTTTGCACTTCTTCAGTATATTTAGGAGCAGGCATAACAGTAGCTGAAGATAATACTGTTTCAGATTCTACTTGTTCTATGACTTGTTCTGTTACTTGTTCTATGACTTGTTCTGTTACTTGTTCTATTTTTTTATTTTTTTTCATTATAATTTTAATAATCCTTTGATTTATATATTAAAATTTTAATATATAAACTATAAATTATAAAAATAAAACATGTTAAAATATACAGATGTGCCTGATAAAATTAATGAAGCATTTGAATATCATCGTTTAAATGATATTTTATTAATAGAAAATGTTTTTCGTTATGGCAGTGAAAGATATTTTGAAATTATAAATTATGCTAGAAAATTATATGAAGATGGTGAATATACACCATTACATAAATGGGATGAAGATATATTGAAATCAGATTTTGGTAAAATTGGAATTTATGAAAATAAAATGGTAATATTAGATTTTCCAATGTTAAATGAAGCAGAATATCAAGGTAAAACCGTAGAATTAGATAAACCAAAAAGAGGCGGTTCAAAAAAGTACTATGTATACGTAAATAATCCAAAAACTGGAAAAGTTATAAAAGTTGAATTTGGCGCAAAAAGTGGAGGCCAAAATCTTTCAGTTAAAATAAATGACCCAGATGCTCGTAAAAATTTTGCAGCAAGACATGATTGTGATAATAAAGACGATAAAACAAAACCTGGATATTGGTCATGTAGATTACCAAGATTTGCAAAGTCTTTAGGTTTAAACGGTGGAGGTAATTATTGGTGGTAAAACCTTATAAAGAAACCATACATAAAAATTTTATAATACGTATATTAGATGTAAATTCAGATGTAAGTAATTTTGTTTGGCATAGAGATAAATTAAATAGAATAGTTATACCCGTATGTGGAGAAGATTGGAAATTTCAATTTGATAATGAACTACCAGACAATATAGAAATATTTAAAGAAATTATAATACAAAAAAATATATATCATAGAGTGATTAAAGGTACTACACCATTAAAAATATATATATATGAAACGGATAAAAATCTAGATTCTAGATTAATTACAAAAATTAAAAAAATAGCAAAAGATGCATACAATTCAAACATTTGAAAATTTTAAAAATAATAATATAAAATGGAATAAAATTCTTGAAGCTAAAAGTGGCGATGCCGCAATATTAATAAGAACACAAAAACCTTTTTTTATTGGCGCGGTAAATATATTAGATGGTTATATTGAAGAAGTTCATTCTTTTGAAACTGCAAGTAAACATGATTTCCACCATTCTTCATATTTTTCAAATGGCGTATTAGATAAACAAGATGATGATATTAGAATATTTTGGTTTGAAGACGGTTATCCATACAATTGGGAAGAAAATATACCATCAAATATAAAAGATGCAATAATGGACCAAGTTGAATTAATATAAAAAAGTCGTCCAATAAGACGACTTTTATTTTAAAACAACATCATAATAGGATATGTTATAACTTTAAATATATCTATAAATAAAGCACCACCGTCTGTTATTTGATAATATATTTCTGCAGCATCACTCCATACCATAAGGCCAATATACAAATGCACTATGAAATTAACATATTTATTATTAGAAAATAACATATATCTTTCGTCATACATAATCTTATCTAAAATAGATTTAGAATTTTTATGTCTATGAACACTATATTTTGCTTTTAATTGTTCTGCTGTTATGTTTTCCATGACAAATTCTCCGCATTTGTAATTGAACTTTATACAAATATAAGAAAAAAATTTCAAATAAAAAAAATTTTTGTTTGTAGACTTTCATTGAATTTTATCATATACCCTTTAAAATAATGTATTAATTTGTGATTTAATTTCTGGATTAGATTTTGGTTCTGGTATACCTAATTCATCAAATGACATTATTTTAGGATTACCAATACTTAACCAATCCCAGCGTTGTGCGTCTTTATAAGTTTCAAAAATAGCAGCACCAGAAAAATCACCATTAAACCATGGAATATTTTTATCTGAAATTGTTGCAGAATTTTGAATTTTAGATTTTTGTAAATATAATGGTTTTGTTTTATGGAAATCCGATCCACGTATTATCAAGTATTTTGACATTTATTCCCCCATGTTTCTTTTTAAATTTATTTTTCTATTATTTTTTGTAGCATATTTTATTTCTTGCATATCCCAATACCATTTTTCACCGTCCATTATTGGATGATGGTACATATGCAATATTTCAGAATCTGGAAATGTTTTAATATTTAAAATATCTCTTGCTTTTATCAAATGTTCAAATAAAATACCTTCATTACTATCAGTATTAATAAAAAACGATTGTTGTTCTTCTAACATGTCTGTATCATCATCAAATATAATATATTGTTTTATTTCTGGGTGGTTTTCTAACCACTGTTTTATTTCTTGACCTCTTGGTATACGATTACCATTTATATCTTTATAAAGCGATACGGTTCTCCAATCATCGTGTACTAAATCTTTTAATATTTCATTAAAAAAATTATAGTCATGATATTTTCTCCACGTTGAACTTATAACAAATTTTGAATTAGACATTTTAGCCAACCAAATAATCCAATTCACCGTATATTTATCCCAGCAGTACCAACCTGTTTTTGCAGAATTTAAAACACCATCGACGTCTAAGAAAAATACAGATGTGCTTTTACTCATTTTAATTAACCTTATATTTGATTTTTTTATTTGATTTTATATCATCGTATACGTCAATTAAATGTTCTATTGATTTTTTAAATTTATTCATAATGCGGGTATTATTACGAAAAATCACTATTACATCATTGTCTATAGTTTTTATTTTAAATTCAACATATTTCTCTTGAGAATTATTACATGCTTCTTTACATAACTGTTCAATAAGTTTTATTGATTTTTTACCTGAATTTATTTTAATTTCGTACGCATCAAGTTTTTCAATTTTTAGATTTGTATTTAAAAATGATTTAATAGCATTTCTTTTAATTTTATAACACACGTGTTCACGATTATATAATTTTTTATCATATACAGATAGTGTATGATATTTTTTCCTAATTTTTGAACGTTGTCTATCTTTTAATACATTTCTATAGTCTTCCGTTTTTTTAAATTTACGAAAGTGTAATTCGTTTTCATAATTTTCAGATATGTATTCATTTATTTTTTCATGATACATTTTTCTATTTGTATTATAAAGATTTGGATTTTGTTTTTGGAACTTATTTTTTAAAAGATTTAAAATACGTATATGTTCTAATTCATCTGATGATAATTTAGATTTTTGTTTTTTCTTATATTCTTGTTGATACTCTATATACTTTTTAGGATCTTTATGATAATTTCTATTTGAAATTATCCTTTGATACTCTTTTTTTTCTTCTGCATTTAATTTACTAATGGGTTTTTTAAATGTTTTAAATGCTATCGAATTTTTATTATGTCGCATAAGTTTTTCCTATATTGTATTAAACTTATATGCAATATAAGGAAAATTTTTTAAATAAAAAAATATTTTTCAAAAATTTTTTTTAAAAAATATTATTATAACTGTAAATTATTAATAATATTAGAATTAAAGTTGAAAAAAAATTTTTAAAAGATATGAAATAGAATATTGGTCTAAACCAAACACGCATTGCAAATACGTCTTTTTCATCTATTTTTTCAGTTTTTAACGTAATGATTTCCCAAAAATCATATTCTTCAAATAATTTAAATACTCCTGCAATATCACGTACCACGAATTTTTTTCTAGTTTCAAAATCTAAATCAAAAAAATCTTCTGTATAATTAATAGCAGTATACGGCATACCGTACCAATCTCTTTTAAACTTTAAAGATTTCCAGATTTTAGTTTTTGATATTTTTTTAATAGATCTTCTTAAATAAATATAATTTCGTATGTCTTTAAAAACACCAAATATATTAATTATAAAAGTAGAATTCCAATAAAAAAAATTTTTTAAACTCTCATATATTACAGATGTATTATTTTTATTAGTCTCTGCCATTTTCAATATCTACTAATACTTTATTAATTTTATCTTTATATATAATTTTAATATTTTGTGTAGCATTAAAAATACGGGTTTTAACTGTATTAAAATTTATACTATATTTTTCTGCAATTTCTTTTTGTTTCATATTGTGCATATATTTATCCTTTAATATTATAGAATATTGCTCTGGTAAACATTCAATACATTCTATAGCGATACCATATTTTTTTGATAATAATAAATTTTCAAATTCGTCATCTTCATTTTGCATATATTCATTTTTACTCAAATAATTATCTATTAAATAATTATTATCAACATCTTCATCAAATAGCATGTCTAATGCTGTTCCATAATCTTCAATATCATCATTTATTAACATATTTCCTAAAAATATTAATCTATCTTTTTTTTCTGTTTTGTAAAAATAATATGCTTCATTTTTAGCAATACCGTATATCCACGTTGTAAATTTATATGAAGGATTAAAACCATCAATATTCAAAAATAATTTTTCAAATGTACGTTGTCTAACTATTTTTGAATTTTCAACGTCTCTAAGAATTTTATAAATATGTTCAAACAATGGGTATTCCAATTTATTATAAATCTGATTAAACACCCTTTCGCATTTTGTATCTTTATACATTAAACCTAATTCATGTAATGATACATCATTTTTTTTATTTTTCATAATTCCCCCAGAATTTTTAAATATAAAATTTTAATTTTTTAAATAAGTAGTTTTGTCTTTATCTAATACTTCTAAAACTTGTGTAGGTGTCATATAACCTTCTACAACAGTAGAAGACTGTAATACTTGTAATTTACGTGTCAAATGGTCTAATAGCATTTTATCTTTACTCATAGATACATCCATTTTTAATAATATGTGCTCATCTGTTGGTCTTCCACTTAATTTATCTATCAATTTCAATTCTTCTAATTTTAATTCTTTATGCGTAATCCTACGACTTGTGACATAAATTTCTTTTAAAATAGCACGAATTTCCAAGTATCTATGATTTTCTCCAGTTAAATTTTTATCTATCATATAAAATCCTATAATATTTATTATAATTAAATAAATTAGTTAATGCAATTTAATAAAAAAAATTCAAATAAAAAAATTTTATTTAAAAAAATTTAAAAAAAGTTGGGTAAAGTTTTTAACACTTTACCCAACTAATTAATAATTAAAATATTTATGAAATAATTAAGAATATTTTGTAGCCAATCTAACCCAATCGAAATTTTCAGAATCATCTTGTGGCATATACATTGCTAAAATTTTAGCTTTACACATACCAATATATGTTCTAATATTAATATCAGTTTGAATTACACCAGCTTTAACTGAAGTTTTCATTACTTCAAATACTTCCATTTTATCATCTAAGTCTAATTCAATATCAATATCAGGTATTAGTGCTTCAATATAATTCAACATATCGTCATCTGATAATGTAATATCTATAGATTTAGATCTTGAAACAATTGCAGCCAATTTTTTATTAGCTAATAAATCATCTCTTGTAATATTACTTACAAATATAATTCTTGAAGTAATTTCAAAAGATTGTGGTGTTCTACCTTTTTGTAACATTTTATGTATATCTAAATCGGACATACCTCTAGAATCAAAAGTATTAGTAGATAACCAAGTAACTTCTCTAATATCTGATGTGTCTAATGCAGCTTTAAGTATATTTCTACTATCTTCAGTATTCCATACTGAATCACAATCATCAAATACTAAAATTGTATCATCTTTATGTGCATACAATGTTCTAAATAAACCTAATGCTGATGTTTTACCTTGAATTAATCTCCAGTCTTCGCCTCTCACTAAATTAAATTTTGCCATATTTTCTTTAACACGCGTAGTCTTTCCAGTACCAGGTGAACCTGTAATAATTAAAGAGTTATCTAAACCTCTAATAACTGATGCAACTAAAAAATCCATATCTTTAAAAAGTTGTTCTACTGTAGAATCTTGAGACTCTAATCTAGATTTCAATCTTTCAATTTGTGCGGCTTCAATAGGATCAACATTTTCTTCCTCTAACACTTCGGTAACTCCAAATTTTTCATTAGCAATATCTTCAAATCCTAATTTTTTAATTTCTAAATATATGTATCTTTCAGATTCTGCTTGATTCATAACCCCAGGTGTTTTTTTTCTTCTATACCATTTAGCTTTTAATATTTGATATTCACCTTCTTCTTCTTGTGAAAGATTTTCAAACATTCTAAGTTGTTCAGATTCTAAAACATCATAACCTAAATCAATATTATATGTTGATTTTATAAAATCTACTGGATTTATTTTAAATCCTTTAGTCTTTAAAACATGTATTATCATTGCAACTATTTGTACCATATTCATACTTGTAGTATCTACTTTATAATCAGGCACCGGTTTATCAGAAAACCAAAAATCAACATTTGCAATTGCTGAACTATTATTTGAATTTGTAGGCAACCAATTCAATCTCCAAACGTTACCAGATAAACTTACAAATCTAACACCTTTGTATTCTTTTGAACCATCTTGTTTAATGTGCTCAAATTTTTTATCGTGTATTACAGTTTCTCCAAGAGCTTTGGTTAAATAACTAGAAACAATATCTAAAGTTCTTGATAAATCTTTATTAAGTATTGCTTCATTAATTTTTTCAGTATTTTGAAGTTGTTCACACCAATTTTCAAAAAGTGGAATGTATTTTCTATTATTCATAATTATAAATATTTATTATTTTAATGTATATATTTATTATTCAACTTCTTCTGGAGTTTCTTCTATCCCAGTGTCTTCAGCTGTTTCAGTTGTTTCAGTGTCTAATGTTATATCATCACCAGCAACATCATCACCGGCGGCATCTTCACCAGAATCTTCTTTTTCTTTTTTCTTTTTCTTATTTCTTTCTAGAAAATCATAATCAAAAGGACCATGTTCTTCCATGATATAATCAATATCAAAATATGGTTTACCTTCTGAATCTTGTATATCAAGCAATCCTTTTATAAATTCTAATTTTTTATTTGCAGTATCTCTAATTCTAAGTTCTTCAAATACGTTATCCGAATTAAATTTAATACCTATTTTTGATTTAAAATATTGGTCACCATTAATTTCTGGATAATCTAAAAACATTTGAAGTACTAATGGTTTTATTAAAAGTTCTTGAAAATCAGATCTTAGTCTATTTACAAATCTTGAAAATTGAATTTCATCTCTTTCCATACCATCTACACCTGAAATAAATGTAGACGACGCATCTTTTTGCAATCTTGTAAATGGTATTTGTGAATCTTCCCAAAGTTTATCACGCCAATATTTAAGCAATTCTGGATTTGAAAGATCATATCCTTCAAATTTTAAAGATTCTATTTCAGTTTGTTGACCATTCTTAGAGCCAATAGCATAATTTCTAAATAAATTTAAACTTGGATTCCCATCAATTCTTACTTCACCTGATTGATCATCTATTATAATTTCTTCACGGTATCTTGCAATAAGTTGACCAACAGCTTCTTCATTTTTTTGTCTTGATCCTGCAACAGGTACAATCATTTTCAATCTAAAAGAAGCATGCATTATAGTCCAAATAACTGCAACATTTTCAATAGTTCTATATAAATTGAAACTTCTTATCATTGATTGTACATATGAAATTTCAGAAAAATTTTGAGATTTACCATGTGCAATATAAATAATATGAGTATCTGGTATAATTCTTTTCATTTGTGTATCTTCTGGATATTGTATCCATACACGAGTTTGTATACCATCTAAATCTATAACCGAAGGTACTATTTTTGCAGCATCTAATTCAATCGCTTTAATTATTTTTTGACCATATCTATCATATACAAGTTCAAATGCTAAAATACCTTCTACTAAATATTTTCTAAAATATCTCCATGCAGTATTACCTTGATTAAAACCAAATACTATAGAATAAATGTGATCAAAATTTTCAATCACGCTTTTTTTAATATCATCTTCATGTTCTTTATTAAGATCTGTTAGAACACCTAAATTTGGCTTTGCAAAATAATTTTGTTCATCATAAACTATAGCTTCATCTGAAACAATATCTAATAATTTAGATATTTCACGATGTGCTGCCATTTTATTTAAAAAATCACATTGACCAGGATAATCTTTTTGATAAAAGCCAATGGCTTTCATATTTTGATTAATATCAGCAGACCTAGCTATAAAAAAAGATTCTTCGTCTAATGTAGACCCACTTTGTAAAAGCATTGCCTCATTTCGACCAAGTCCTAATTTTTGTCTAACAATTAAATCTTCATAATCTTGACCAGCCCTAATAATTTTTCTTAAAGGGCCTTTTAAAGAATTAAATATATTATTAACATCATTATTATTTGTACTTCTAAATCCTGCCATATTAACTTATAGTTTCTGTTTGAATAGTTCTCCAGTGCTTACCTTTTATAGTTCTAACAAATCCAGAATATTCAAAAATTTTATCATAGTCTTGAAGTTTAACAAATTTTACATTTTTTCTTGGAATCTGAGATTTACTCCAAATTCTCATAGAATTATAAACTTTTGGTAAATATCTTTCAACTGCTAAAAAGAAATCGTCTATTCTTTTTTTATCATATATCGTAATACTAGTTTTAGATTCATTTAACATTTGTATATCACGATCTAATTCATTACTAAAAAATTGTGTATATAATTCCATTAATTGAACTTTATATTCTTTAGGTAAAAAATTAATATTAAAACCTTTTACCCTATAATCTCCATCTTTTAAATAATCTTCTTTAACAAGAACCATAGGTCTAAAATCGACACAGTTTCTCATTTTACTGTCATTCATATATACATAATCAAATGTATATATTCTAGCCGGTAAAAAAGAAAATAAACTCCCAAATGCGTTGCTTTCATATATTTTAGATTCTAAAGATAATTCCTGTATAAATTTAGAAGATCCATAATACATATTTAATCGCTCTTCTAATTCAGAACGTTCTTTAAATTTATATTTAAAATCATTAAATATTTTTACAGGAGATTCAAAGTTTTTTCCCATTATGCATCTGCCCCAATTTCTTTTTCATCTGGAATTTTTGTATTTTTAACATATTCTTCAGATTTTGAGCTTTTTAAATAATTTTTATATTCTTGATTAAATATTTCAATTAATAATTCAGTATCTAATGTATCTTCTGGATTTTTTTCATACACATACACATATTTTCTAAATGCTTGGATAGCAAGCTTATGTATAATTTTAAACATACTATCAGGGAATTGAACATTATATTCTTTAGAATATAAATTGATTAGTGATGCACGTTTTTTTATTCCAAAATATTTATTTAGGTATTTAATAAATTCTGGTTCATGTCCTTCAGGTATATCATTTGAAGTATTGCTATCATCAAATATATCATTGTCTCTATTAAATACATTACCACCTGCAGTTTTTTTACTATATGCAGTAGTCATTGCAAAAACTATATTTTTATTACGTATATTACGTTCAA